GCGCGTTGTTTGCGGCCTGTTGAGCGGCCTGCGCTGCTGTGGATGTGGCCTGTAGCTGCGCCACGACGATCTGAAGATCAGAGACGATCTGGGCGATTGCAGCTGTCGCGTCTGAGTTCTGATTCAGCGCCGTTTGAATCGATCCGATCAGATCGATATTGAGGAACCGCAGAAAGTCCGACGTAGGCAAGCCCTTCTGATCCACGATGGGAAGTCGCGCCTGACGTGTTGGGAGCTTGTACACCATCAGCGAGACGGCTCGTTCACGGTAGCCGCCGAGATCGTCACCACGACATCATCGGTGATCGTTATCTTGAAGAGTCGGCCAGGATAGCGCATCGCCCCGAGCGACCAGATACGCACCGGTTCGCCGTATCGACCCTGTGGCTGCAGTGCAACCTCTTCATAATCGCCGTACGTTTCCAGATCGTCTGACCATGAAACCCGCGCGCGCGGATAAAGGTTTGGATCGGTCGCCGTGCCTGTCGTGGCGTACAGTTCAAAACTGTTACAGCGAACCATCCCGCCAGCCACAGGCGCACCGCCCGTCACTTCGCGAATCATCGGCTCGCCATTGTCATTCACGCGCTCCTGATCGACGCGGTACAACAAGCCTCCCTCATCATCGCCGCAGACCACGAAAGTATCGCCGCTGTCGCCTACATGAGCGCGCCAGAACGGACGACCATAGGACCCAAACTCCGACCACTGCTGCGAGGACACGTCATAGGCCCACGTTCCAAACTCGGTCGTGAGGATGTACAGGCGATGTCCGTCCGTATCGAACGCCCACGCCCTCAAAAACTCCGGTGCAGACTTCCTGATTTGCTCCTCAATCGTGTGGGTCGAGAACCGCACAGGCGAAGCGTCCCCACGATAAACGACGCCGTCATTCCCGACCCAAGCCAGCGAGTTGTCATAACGACAGACCGTATCGCGTGCCCGTGTGCCGACATCGTAGTTACGGCCCGGAATCCGCTGAAACGGCAGATCGGCATCGCCGGTCGCAACGTGAACTTCGGTGCCTTCTTCTTTGAGGAACCACAGCTCGTCCCCGACGCGCTCAACCTTGACGTTATTCCCCGGCACACTGGCCGTAGAGAAGAAATCCAGACCGCCAGGATCGGTAGCGCCCGGTTCAATGTAGTACACCCTGGCTGAACCCAAAGTGGCGTCCGTCAGCAGGAAATACCCGTTCAGTTCCGCGACGGACGATACCGGACGCGAATCCGGCATGACGATCTGCGTTGGTGCGCCGCCTGTGGTCGAGTAGGCGTTGCCGCCGCTGACGGTGATGGCCTTGGCGGATGTGGACGCTGTTGACGTGCGGTCTGTACCCGGAAGCGAACCCAACAGGGTCACAGTCGCGCCCAGAGTGACGCGGAACCACTGAACGCCGCTGGCGACAAGGAAGTCCCCGCCAATCGATCCAGCTCGCCTGAACACGCCACGTATTGGCCCCGTGCCGACTTCCGAGAACAGCGCCAGACCGGGGCGCTGGATATGATCGATGCCGTTGATCTGGTTCGTCTCGGACTTTTCGACAAGCATGTTCAGCGCGCGGAGAGTCGGATTCCACGTGCTGCGACGCTTGTGCGAGGTTAGGCCGAGAGGGATTTCAGGCACTACGGCTCCAGTGCGGTCATGTGGAGCGTGTTTATCACAGGCGTACTGTTCAGGGAAAGCGCGCCCAAGAGCAAGGCCAGCAAGCCAGCCGAGACGCGATTGATCTGGAACGTACATTGCGTGTTCGTCGGTGCGCCCATAACTTGTACGTTAAACAGATCAGTCGTTCCCGCAGCCACCTGAACGATTGCGGAAACGACGGGAATAACGCCTGAGGCGAACGGCACAGGATAGACCCATGTATATGTCGCAGCCGCAGAGCCCTGCGTCTTGATCTGCTTGCGCGCCTTGCTGGCGTGCGTATGGTCTTCGCGCGCATACCTAAGCGACACTGCGCCCTCGGCGCTGTTGTCTGCGACGGCAGGAGGCGCAGTCGTTCCGGGCACGGGGATAGCCGCTGATACCGCGTCAACGTCCGCCATGGTCGCGATTATAGGCGGAGGAGGCAAAGGAGCACCAGCCGTGAACACGGGCGAGCTTGTGCTTCCGTTCCATGTGTACCCGGGTGCAACACGCACGGAATCCGCGACCTGAAAACCTGACGAGTCTGAAGATGAAACATGATCGACGTTCGTGACGAGATTGCCGATTGTGGTGACGCGTTTCATATCAGTAGGTCTCGAAAACGATTACGTAACCAGCGCCGCCGTCGCCGCCTTTTCCGGATAGATTGCCGTTAAGAGATGCGCCGCCGCCTCCTCCACCGCCTCCGGGGAAGCCCCCATTACCGCCATCAAGGCCTTGAGCCGCAGCGATGTTAGACCCTCCGCCTCCACCACCACCTGATGCCGTATCTCCGACAAGTGAAGGAACCCCGTTACCGCCAGCGGCCCCAAGGGTGTAAGACCCGTTAGAGCCCGCCGTGGTCCCCGTTCCGGAGTCTCCACCCGCAGCGCCGTTTTGACGGTTGTTTCCAGACGAGAAACTACCACCGCCACCGCCACCGCCAGGAGCGACGCCAAAAGGTCTAACCGGAACAACAGCAGACCCGGTTACAGACGTCCCCCCGCCTACGCCGCCAATCGTTCCGCCTATACCGCCAAGGGCGGTCGTCGTTGACAAAGCGGCGACAGCGGCAGCCGTAGGATGGGCGGTCCCGCCGTTCGCCATGACAAACGTCCCAAATGACGTATTGCCTCCGCTCGTCCCAACCGAACCGTTAGTGTCGTCAGCAGTGATCGCAGCGCCTCCAACGCCAGCCGCGCCGATAGTGATTGTTTCCGTCGCACCGATCAAAGAAGCGTCGATAGTCCTGTCAGACCATCCTCCACCGCCACCACCGCCGCCGCCAGACCTCGCGGTTGATGTAGCCCCGCGCCTTCCCGACCCACCTCCCGCGCCGCCTCCGATAGCGACGATATACAGGTTCTTGACGCCAGCAGGCTTTGTGTAGGTCCCTGATGCGGTAAATGTCTGGATGGTCGATGTGGCCCCACCTCCACCGCCACCGGATGCGGCGAGTGTTCCGCCTGTGAAAGTCAGGTTCGCGCCAATGGTGACAGCGGTCCAGGTGTTGGCCGCAGACCGATAATAGATCGTGTTCGTGCCCGTCAGCGCGGCAATCGCGGACAGGTCAGCATCGAAAGCTTGGACATCCGTCCCGATGACCAGACCGAGGTTTGTGCGCGCTCCAGATGCCGTACTTGCTCCGGTTCCGCCGTCCGCCACCGTAATGTCAGTGATCCCGGTGATCGACCCGCCTGTGATGGCGACGGAAGACGCGGCCTGAGTCGCAATAGTCCCCAGGCCATAATACGTCCGACCCGCAGCCGCATCGGCCAGCGTCAGTTGTCCACGCCCGTAAGACGTAGTTGTCAGGGCTGCAATCGATGTCAGATCGCTATCGAGAGGTTGCTTCCCATCGAGCGCAGTCTGGAGCCCTGTGGTGTCGCTGATGGCGAACGGGGGAGACGATCCACCACCACCCGTCGCTGCCAGCGTGCCACCCGTAAACGTCAGGTTAGACCCAATCGTCACCGCAGACCACGTCCCCGCGCCCGAGCGATAATAGAGCGTATTTGTCCCCGCAGCCGAGGCGAGCGAAGTCAGGTCAGCGTCAAGAGGCTGCTTTCCGTCCAGAGATGCTTGCAGACCGGTCGTGTCGCTAATGGCGAACGGAGGACTAACCCCGCCACCAGCTGGAATAGTGAAGTCGAATACCGCCGCCGTCGACGTTCCGGAGTTAACGATTGAAAGGGGCGTGCCCTCTGTGACGGTTCCAACCGCAATCGTTGCAGCCGTGCCCGTCGCGCGCGGCAGCGAAATATCAACCTGCGAGTCGCCGTCATCCGGCAGCGTAACCGTTACCATCCGCAGGTTTCCACATCGGCATTGCCGTAGTTCATCACGAGCGCCATCCGGTATTTCGATGCGGCAAGCGGAGTTGCCTGACTGATCAAGCTGTCCCCGTACTGGTCTGCGAGACGCAGGGCCATGATAGCCGCCAGCCCGTCGCTATTCCGAGCGCTCAACGGCGCTTCATCATCCAGCGTCAGTTCATCAATCCGCATCCAGCGCTGGATTGTGCCGTCGTAGATGTACGTTGCGCGACCTGAGCCATATTGGTCCGTAATGCGCACGATTGATTTGTCTTGTGGAACGTTGTTGCTGTCGTTGCCCCCGAACGGGACATTTAGACCCCAGCCGTAATCCCGGCACGGACGCCACGTGCCCCAATAGGAATAGGGCACGACTGACGGCAGGGTGATGTTGACCGCGTCTTCCGTCAGCACGTTGATGTGCTGGTTAATGCCGGAGGTTCCGTCCGTCTCAGCGCCAATCGGGATGTTGCGAATCCGTCCGCACGTCCCGTTCGTAATCAGTTCCTGGTAAAAGGACGACAGGGACGACAACGCATCGGTTGCCGCCCCGTCGCTTGCAGACCCGCCAGCACGAAGCACGCCGAGTTTCTTCAGCGCACTCGTAATGATGTCGCGGGTCGTTACCATCAGTCTTGCGAGGCCTTAGCCTTGGCCGCTTCGTGCTTTTCCTTCAGGTCGCGCAGGCTCGAAAGCCCTTGCTTGTGATGGAATGGCACGTTCTCTTCGCGCAGATATGCCTGCAACGTCTGGATTTCGGCCTTCTCAGCCTCATCCTCAGCCGCAGACACCTGCTTCTTGTCGCTGTCCGCCGTCTTGAAGAAACGGTTGGCAGACAGCTTTTCCAGATGCGTCTTGTCAGTTACGTTGACCGACTTACCGCGTTCGAACGTGTAACCGTACTGCTCGATAGAATCCGAGTCAGCCGGATACTCCCCGATGTAGGTTACAGCACTCATGCTTGCGGTTCCTCAACGGTGTATTCGATAGCCAGTTCGACCGTACCAGCGGTCGTGGTCGTACCAGCAGCGAACTGGCCGGTGATCATAACCGGGTAACGACCCAGTTTCACGAACAGGCCGGTCAGGGCCAGCGTGTTCCACTGACCCGCAGTCGTAACGGCCTGAGCCGCGACGTAGCGGTCAGGGTCAGCCACGACGGCCACACCATCAGCACCCAGATAGCCGGCATCACCCACGTTGAGGGTACCAGCGCCGAGGGCCGAGTTCTTACCAAGGACACGCAGAACACGCGCGCCCTGAGGCAGCTTGAAGAAGTTGATGGTGTCGGTGGTGGTCGCGCCAACTGGCAGGTTCAGGATCGTGTACTGGGTGCGGACTTGTCCGCCGCCAGCACCGAAGCCGGGAACCGGAGCGCCGGTCGAGATAGCGTTACTGTTGAAAACAGCCATGATTTAGTCTCCTACCGTTTCCCCGGCCAACGGGATTGCTGGCCGGGGGGAATGGTTAGTATTTACAGGGAGGCCGCAGCCGCCGTGTAGATGTTGTACGAGCCGTACTGGACGCCCTGGAAGGACGTTTTCTTGATGCCGATCAGTTCTTCGATGGCACGGGCGGGGCGGAACTCGTAGTCCTGCGAGTTGTCCGTGATCAGGCGAGGGCGCTGACCCCATGCAATCGCAAGAGCCGACTGACCAACCAGCGTGGCTTGAGCGACGTCGATACCGGCAGCACCGGCACCGGGGATCACAGGAAGGTCAGCGACCTCCTTGATGATCATGCCGTTCCACAGCAGGTCGCCGTTGCGGAACAGGGGGTTGTCCTCACCGCGCGGCATGGCTTCGCGATTAGCCGCCATCATGACCGGATCACGGCGCAGGTCGCGCATCTGACGACGGTTGACGAAAACGACGTACCATTCTTCGCCGCTCTGGGTCATGTACGGATTGATAGCCGGACCAGTGGACGCAATGTCCGCAGTCGCAGCAGCCCGTTCACGCGCCAGATCGAGGATCGCGGTAGACATCTTGTCGTCGGTGTTGTCCAGCGTGGCCAGAGCGGTCGCCATGACGCCGGACGAGGCATTCGACACCAGAGCGCCGAACTGAACGCGGTCAGCGTTGGCCACGATGTAGGCGTTACGCTGAGCAGCCGAAGCAGCAGCGTAGGTCGTCACGGTGTCAGCGGCATAGAAGCCGTCAGCACCGATAGCGCCCGGCAGGACGATGCCGTTCAGGTTGTCGATGATGCCGGTCTTCAGGACGATACGAGCGGCCCAGTCGCGGAGCGAAGGACCGGCAGCGCGCAGGATGTCCATGTTCGAACGATAGGAGTTCGACTTCGGCACCTTGATGGCGTTACGACGCCAGTTGGTGGTGACCTTGTCGGCGAACTGCTCCAGATCGACTTCGTTGCCTTCCAGAACTTGCGAACCGGAAACGCCAGCGTTCTTGATGACGCCCAGCAGCGGAACAACGATGTCCTTGCCGCCGTCAGTCTTGGATTCGTTGAACACGCGGAAAACCGCGTCGGAGCCCTCGCCCATGTAGCGGTCGAAACCGGACTGGCGAATGTAGGGCTTGTAGTAATCATTAATGAGCCACTTGGTCTCATTAAGATTGCTGTTGATGATGACTTCGGCCATGCCTTATCCCAATGCGAATTTTACCTCCGACCAATCCGCATCTTTGGGGGCTGCAATTCCGGTACCCGGTGTTTTTGCAAGGCCGCGCGGAGGCTTGGGCGAAGATGGTTTCAAGTCTGGCTGTGCCGAGGACGGCACCTCCGGTGAAACAATCCAGCCCTGAGCAATGGCGTGGTCCCTGGCTGCATCCTCGAAGGATCGCCCGGCCAACGTCTGTAGGGTCCGCGACTGCTGGTACTCTTGAACAACGAACTCAACGGGCGACGCGGACTGACGAACCTTGAGGTTCAGCGTAGGGTCGAGAGCCGATTGCTCCTGAGCCCATGCGATTGCCTCTTCGACCAGCGGCTTACCGAACTTCTGTTCGGCCTGGAAACCGGACATTTCTGCCTTGGTCTCCCAGCGAACCTGTTCGATCTGGCTCTGGACGTGCTGGTTAAAACCAACCGGGTCCTCATACGCATCGGGAATAGGCGCTTGAGGCTTCGCGGCTTCAATCTCTTGAACGCGGCGCTCCAGCTCCTGACGGCGTTTCCGTTCGGCCTGTAGTGTCGCAAGCGGCACCGTCTCAGGCTTGGCGGTCTCAACCGTCTCAACGTCTTCGATTGGCTCAGGCGTCTCAACCGGCTCCAGTTCAGGGGCGGTCTCGACTACGGGCTCTTCAGGCGTTTCCGAAGTCTGTTCGACCTCTTCCAGCCAATCTGCACCCAACTGATCAATCGCGTCAGTCATATTCCATCCTTCGACCTAAACGGTGGTCATCCGAAACGCCCGTTACTGGCGGCGGCCCATGGGTAGATTAATGCCACTATCGACGCTGTGTTGCAATAGGCGTGCGCCTAAGCGCCGTAAGGATCATTTGGACGCTGCGGTTCTTCCGGCGGACGCATCGCGTCCATCGCCGTCGTGACGATGTCGGCCTCAATCTGACGGGTCTGCGCGGCGATCTTCTCAGCCTCGCGCTGCGTCTTCTCAAGTTCAGCCTTCGCCTGCATCATCTGCATCTGCACGGCCATCTCCTGCACCTGCTGTTGCATAGCGGCCATCTGTTGCTGCTGAGCCTGCTGTTCTGGCGGAATCTCTTCCGGAGCCTCCAGCATTTCCTTGATCTTCGCTTTGTCAGGCACGGACGACAGAGCAAGGCCGACCTCAAGCGCCTTCTTCACGCCGAACGCCTCGCTGATCTGCGGCAGGAGCGGCGCAAGGGCTTCGAACTGCTCAGCCTGAAGGTTCGCCGTATCGGGGATGGTCTCGACCTCAATGTCAACGTCCATCGTGGCGAGGCGGTTCGTGATCTGCGGAACACCCTCTGCATTCGGCTCAACTTGATTCAGGCCCAGGAACTTCGCCTTGCCATCATCGCCCGTCATACGCACGAACCATGGCTCCGTCTTGAACTGTTTCAGGATCAGCCATGCGTGGTCGTAAATCTCGTTTTCCCAATTCTCGATGCGACCGAATGCGCGTGCGATCTCCGTCATACCGGCCTGTTGCAACACCAGACGCGAACGGCCAGACTGGCTGGCCGCGCTGGCTTCCGCGAGAACCGCAGGCGTGGGAGCCTGACGGACGATGGCCTGTTTGGCGTCCTGCATCATCACGAGGATGGATTGCAGAAGGTCGTTCGTGGGGACGACCTGATATGCTTCAGGGATTACCCCGTTTGCCTTAGCCGCTTCTTGAGAAGCCGTCTTGCTATCTACGTTGGGAACCTCACCCGGAATAACCTGCAACTGCCTGCTGTTCGCCAGATGCAGCGCCCGGCTGGCGTAGGCGTTCAGCTCATCCTGTGGCGACAGCATCGACTTGACGACGCCGTAACGCTGGTTGTCCTTGTCGATGTAACAAGACCCAAACACAGCGGCGCACATCGGCTGTTTGTCGTCGTCCAGATAGGGCGACGGCCCTTGCTCCAGCACGCGACCGGCGACAAACACCGACCGCATCCACACGTCTTCAAGGTGGTACAGTTCGACCACGAACAGGCGGCGTAGCTTCGGATCGGTCCAGTGCGTCGCCAGACCGTTCTCGGGCTTGTCAGGGCGGTCCAGCCCCATACTGTCGCCCCACGAACCGGAAAACGCGTCTGACAGGTCTTCCGAGAACTGCGGGTACATCTTGATCAGCGTGGACTCGTAGAGCCACCGGCCAAGGCCCTTGTACCGCGCGTCGCTAAAGTCGGCTTCCCGACTATGCGGATCATAGATCGCATCGGTGTACGGAACACGCGTCACGGTCACGTCGCCCGCTTCGTCGGCCTCGACCATAACCCCGCAGATACCCTCAATCAGGAAATTCTCCGAGGCATCAACCTTGACCGTGTGCAGGCGGACGGAGTCGCTGACGTAGCGGAGGGTCTTGCTCGCCACGTCCGACTGGTCTTCGTTCGAGGGATTGCGCGGCCACGCCTTGGGATCGACCTTGCCTTGCTGGATGATCCCCAGCAGGCCGTTGACGGCTGGGGTGATCTCGTTACGGATTACGCGAGGCTGTCGGGCGCGACGCAGGGCCGTCAGACGCGGCCCGTCAAGCTGGACGCCATCATAGTACAGGCGCGACCTATCCGCGTACCCACGGCCAACCTCAGTACCGTCGCGGAACTCGTCCACCATGCGCTTGAGGGGAGCGACATCGATCTGACGAAGACGTTCGACCTCAGCCGCGCGTTCCATGTCGGCCAGTTCTTCCTCCGTGAGGGCGGCCAGTTCGGGGTCGTAGATCGCTACGTCAGTCATTTAAAGAACCGATATGCTAGACGGACCAGCGGCCCTTTAAAGCGAAACACTTTTCCATAAACGAGAACTGCGAACATATATCCGCAGTCCATAAATGACGCACGAACTACCGTGTTTCTATAAGGCGTCATCCCCTCGACGCTTCCTCAACGTAAGCGACCAGCAACCGAGCGGCCATGTAATCTTCCAGCGAAATACCCTCAGGCAGGGTGATGGCGACGGCTCCAACGGACTCGACAAAGGAGCCGATGCGGGTGTCCACAGCGGCGTCCTTCGCCTCATCAACCGTACAGCCCATCGCCATCATCGTCCGTCCTTGGCCGCGAATACAGATCGCGCGGTTTGCTAGTATCTACTACATCGACGGTCGGGACAATGGCCGGGTGCGCCATGTCAAGGGCGCGACCCATATTCGCGCCGCAATCCACTTCGTCATCGTGCTTACCGCCAGGGAACGCAACGTACTCTTCAACGATGGCGTCGCCAACAGGTCCAGAACGGATAAAGACCTCACCCATACTAGCCTTAGCCTGGAACGGCTGAGCCTTCGTGGCCTTGTCGCCCCCCTGCGTGCTGATCTCTTCAATGCGGCATCTGATCTTATGCTTACGCATGGCAGCAACGATAAACGGCTTTGCCGACTTCCAGTTGTTGTCGTTCTCCGGAAACCAGCAAAACGGCTTCCATTTCCTGATGAGAGCCAGAGCGCCTTGATCGGCGACAGTCTGCTCTCCTGTAACTTCGTCCAGCTTCAGACCAGCGGCAACATCCAGCCGTCCTTGATCACGAAATCCATCAACTTCCCAGATGCGCTGATGCTCATCGATCCCCCATATACGGAAGACGTTCCAGTCTGATGTTTCTGCATCGCCCGGAGCATGATCGCTCGTCATGTAATAGCGCAGGTTAGAAGGACGCTCTGCTGTTCCGTAGCGCTTGAACCATTCACGCTTGAAGAACGTGCCCTCCGCTGCTGTAGGCTTCTGCTGATACAGACTGGTCCATGTACGAACATTGTTCTGGAATGGCTTCCAGTGCTCCAGATCAAACCATTCGGGCCACAGCGTTTCGCCTATCTTTCGACCCAAAGGATCGTCGGCGCGGTCTGCAATGGCTGGCAGACAGATGACATACCACCAACGACCATCCTTACCCCACACACGTCCGCTTTCCCCGTCCCACGTGTCAGGCAGGATGCGACCCGCAACGTCATCCTGATGCCAGCGCGTGGTTATACCGACCTGAGGCGCACCGGGGACTAAGCGAGAGCAGAAGTCATCAACGTAGGCGTCCCACGTGCTGTCCCTGACTGTCTGCGATTCGGCCTGTTGGCGTCCCTTAACGAGGTCGTCCCATATCCCTACATGGAAGCGGTTCCCCGTCAGTCCCGACAGGATTCCTCCCGCCATGAACTCTGCGCCGTTCTCCAAGGCCCACTCGTCCGCAGCAGACTGATCGCCACGCAGCAGGGCGTTAGGAAACACCTTGGCGAACTCTCGCCCCTTGATAAGCTGTCTAGCACGACGGCCCTGCTTCTTCGCAATGTCGCTGGCGTAGCTGGCCAAGCCGACGTTCTTGCGCGGATGTCCGCCCATGAACCATGGAACGAATACAACGTCCGCAACCGTGGACTTTGCTGATCCAGGCGGAAGCAAAAGCATCAGATTGGGGACTTCCGGTGTCCCTAGAATCTGTAGTTTCGAGTACATCAGCCGGTGATGCGCAGCGAGCTTAGGCTGACGCATCGTATCGAACTGAGTCTCGTCTGGGTCGTCGCTTAGCGGAACAGTCGGAATATCTACTGTACACGAAAAGTCGGCAACGCTTCTGCGTGCCAACTCGTATCGTGCAGCTATTACGTCTTCAGGTCTAAACTGAAATGCTGGCAAGGGCGCGCAACTGCTCTTCCGTCAGTCCTGTAACGTCAAGTCGAGTTTCTGTCTTGATAGCGCCGCCGTCAGCGCCCGTAAGCTCCTGCTCCGTCTTATCCTTCCAGCCGTGATTGTTCTTCAGGTCGAAGATCAGACCGGGCGTGAAACTGTCCTTGGAGATGACGCGATCATGGCGATCTGCCTCCATTCGTAGGCGAGCCCTTTTAACCGTAAGGGGAAAGGTTCCGCCGTGGTGCTCGTAATCGACAAAGGTTTGCTTGTCTGCGAACCCAAGGAAGTAGCTCAGACCGGCGAGCGTAGCGTGTTTGCCTTTGGCTTCGACATCATCAAAATAGGCCTCCACCTTATCGGCAAAGACCTGTTCGTCCTGATACATTCTGGGCCGTCCGGTCTCACCCACCCAACACCTCGATCTGTTCCCGCACCATAGCGGCGCGCTCGTGTTGCCCCTCCTGGCCCTCGATCTTGCTCAGCAAGGCTTGCAGTTCCTCGCGAGTGCGATCCGGCTTCGGCGCGTCCTCGCCCAGCACATGCGCAGCGAGGGAGCGCGCGTCTGCGTCGTCGGAGGTAGAGAGGACATGACCGGCTTTGGACTTGAGCGTGCTCATACCGACAGCCCGAACACAAACACGACCGCCGTAACCACGAACGACCAGCGCGACACGTACTCAGGCACGCCGGTTCGTGGCGTCGCGGACAGAGCCCACAGGACGAACGAGAGGATGAGCAGGATTCCGAAGAGGGTCATAGCGCAGGATTATCCACGGAAGGGGAGGGGTTGGCAAGTCCGATAATGTAGAAGTCTGCGCCACTTCGGCGGCTTAGGTGGAGCGCCAGACTTTAGGCTTGCGCCACCCTGATTTACCCCGACGACGGCTCCGCCTAGCGGGGTACAGGTGGCGCAACCAAAAGTCAAGCCCCCACCGCCGGTCCTGACTGAGGTGGTTTTGCGCCACCTTTGCGCCACCTTAAAACACAGGGTGGCGCACATCAGAACGGCGTGTCGTCGTCATCTACAGGAGTAGATGACAGCGGGGTTTCAGAGAGAGGGCAGGCAACATGTTGCCGCTGTTTTCTTTGGTGATCGGGCCTGATCTCGATAACGAGCGCGCCACTCTTGACCCACGTATTGATAGCAATCTTGAGCGTATTTTTTCCCTTTTCATCCACAGAATCTATTCCCATCAGACGCCCAACTAGATGCCCGAACCAGTCTGGAGACTGCGTGTCGTATCTGGTGAGAGCAGGATTATCGTATGCAGCCCGCTGAGCGATCATCACCGCGTTGTGGGGCAGTGCGTCGAGGACGGCGGCTTTCTCGGGAAGTTTGTAGTGAGCGACGACACCGACACGGTCGGACTCTCCTGGCGGGCCGTTCTTGAGGTCCACGTCCATAAGCTGACGCCATTTCCCTTCGCCTGACCGGCGGGTCATGTTTGCCTTGCCGCTGGTGACCGAGAAGTATGAGAAGCGGTCCTCAAGGGCCATGCCGTCGATTTCCTTGGCGATATCCTCTGGCATTACATTAAGCACGCGGGCCGATCTAACCCCCCCGATAAGAGCCGATGCACCACGGGCGTCGTTAACGTCTGTCTGGTCCTTGTTTCCCCCAGACGGTTTTCTGACGTGGTGGACGATCTCCACGGCGCAGTTGGCTCGCTCAGCCAGCTTCCCGAGGCGCTTGATCACCGCGTCAATGGCGTTGTTATCATTTTCGCCCATCCGGTGCGCAGACACGAATGGATCGAGAATGAAAACGTCGATCCTGCGGGCGATAATTTCCGCTTCCAGCTCATCGAATAGGGTTTCATCCAAGGTGATTTCGCCACGCACGATCTGACCGAGGGTGATGGTTTGTTCGCGCCCGGTGTCAGTGAATAGCCGTCCGCCAACTTGATCAGGCGTCAAGCCGTGGTGCATGGCGGCTGCGATGACGCGACGTTGGGTTTCGTCCTGTGGGTCCTCTCCGTTCCAGTACCAAACACGGAGAGGCTCAGGGACGCGGACTTTGTCATCCTTGAGGAGGGATTGACCAGACGCCATGCACAGCGCCTCCATCATCACCAGAGATGACTTACCGATGCCGCCAGGCGAAACGGTGACTGACACGAAACGGCGGATTAGGTGGTCACCGTACAACCACGCGCGGGGGGCGATGTTAAGTGGATCGACCCACTGAAAAGGCGTGGCGTGAACGGCGGTAGAGACGGGCTCCATAACTCCGGTTTCGTCGGAGTTATGCGACGCGGCGCTGATCAGGTCGTCAATCGTCCTGCCTTCACGCGCTAGCCAGTCGTCGGCACCGGCTTTTTCGGGTTGATCCGGGAGCCAGATTACTTCTGCGTGAGGAATCGTCCTGGCAACGCGTTCGGCCCATTTATGGCCTGTCGGGTCATTGTCTGGGTACGCACGAACTTTCTGTCCGTCAAACCAGACGCCAAAATCACCTGAGACTGGAAAGTTTGTTCCGCCGCCTGGAGCGGTCGTTGCCAGCAGACCCTTAGAACGGAGGTAGTCGGCTGATTTTTCCCCCTCAACCAGATGGATAGTCTGGTCCGCATTGGCCAGGATTTCAGGCAGGCGGTACGGAACAACCGAACCGGAAGGCTTACCCGGCTCAAAGCTGTCCAGGCCGTTCCAATGATACTGTTTGAAACTCTTGTCGGAATAGCGAGTGACACGGAGGTAAGGCTCCCCGTCACGGTCCTGATATTCGTAGTGACACACAACGGTCGGCTTGACCTTTGGCTTGGGCGCAAGGGAAACGCCCGCCTCTGATGCCAGCCTGTCAACCGCCTCTGTGAACGTGAGGTTTTCGGTTTCTGTGAGGAAGTCGATAGCGTCACCATGCTTTCCGCTGCTGAAGCAGTGATAAAAGCCCTTTTCGTCGCTGACGGTGAACGACGGCGTTTTTTCCTTTGTGAAAGGAGAAAGGCCGACGTATTCTTTCCCGCTCCGCTGGAGCTTAACAGTGCGCCCGATAAATTCGGACAGCCTGATTTTCTGTTTGATCTCTGTGAGGATAGATTCCTCGATCAGGCCGCCGGTCATTTTTCGACCTTGGACGCATCTTCCATAGCGACCAGGTCTCGTATGCCTAACTCTGCATAAGCAAGAACAATGGCAGGCCACACATTGCGTGGTACCGATCCGCGATGGACCCAGCTATATATAGTGTTCTGCGAAATCCCAAGCGTGGCGGCCATTTTCTCGACGCCCTTGGTTTTGATCCATTCGTTGAATGTCACTTGAAGCCCTCTCGCTTTCGTGTATGTTTCTTGCATACGCATTACCGCGTTAAATGACAGGAGGTCAAGCGGTGCGGATAAACGACCACGAGAGGGTTTGGATAATTCAGAGGTATGTCGAGAGACTTGAGGCGATGATCGCTGAAGGCCCGGACAAAAGTTCGTACGGGTGGGCTGTACATTTGAATGCAATCCACCAAACAGCAAACCGAATTTCAGAAATTGCATCGGAGGAATGAATGCCAACCTACCACCACGACATCGTTCAGGGATCGGACGAATGGCTTGAGTTAAGATGCGGTCGCCTGACCGCCAGCGAAATGAAGTTGGTCTTGACACCGACGCTGAAGGTCGCAGACAACGAGAAGACGCGGACCCATGTTTACGAACTGGCCGCCCAGCGTGTCACCGGATATGTCGAGCCGCACTATGTGTCTGATGACATGCTGCGCGGCCATGACGACGAGGTTGAGGCCCGCCTGATCTATGCCCGCGAATATGCCGAGGTCGAAGAGGTCGGGTTCATCACGAACGATCAGTGGGGATTCACCATTGGTTACTCGCCTGACGGTCTGGTCGGAAGCGACGGTCTGATTGAGATCAAGTCGCGTCGCCAGAAGTTCCAGCTTCAGACGATCACTGATCTGGCCGTTCCAGATGAATACGTTCTCCAGCTTCAGACCGGATTGCTAGTTACCGGTCGGAAGTGGATCGATTTCGTTTCGTACTCCGGCGGCATGGAAATGGTGACGCTGCGGGTTCTGCCTGATCCTGAGGTTCAGGAAGCGATCCTGAAGGCGGCGACTTCGTTTGAGACCAAGGTGGCCGAAAAGGTCGATCTGTATAAGACCCGCGCCGCGAACCCGACCCTGCGTCTGGTGAAGACGGAGCGCCGTGTCGAACAGGAAATGTATCTGGGAGAGCCCGAATGACCACGCTTCGTGTGCTGGATTTCGAAACGACCGGGTTCGAACCTCCTGAGGCTGTAGTTATCGAGGTCGGGTATTCGGATTATAATGTGGAGACGAAGGGGATCAGTGATCCGATTTCGTTCCTTTGTTCAGCGGATGTGATCCCGCCAGAAAATCGGGCGGTTCATCACATCAGACTGGCTGACTTGGAAGGCGCTCCGGAATACGACTCTGAATCTTTGGTCGATTCGTTCAAAGAAGATGGCGTTGCGGCAATCGTCGCCCACAACATGAACTTTGAGCAGCAGTGGTTAGGCGAACCGGGTCTGCCCTTGGTCTGCACGTATAAGGCCGCTCTTCGCGTGTGGCCTGATGCGCCCTCGCATTCGAACGGTGCGCTAAGGTATTGGCTGGAAGATCAGGGACTTTTGTCGCTGGAGTATGAGGTGGCGATGCCGCCGCACCGTGCAGGGCCGGATGCATACGTTACGGCGCATATCCTCAAGGCCCTGTTCGCCACCGGGCTGACCGGAAAGGAGATGGTTGCCTGGACGAAAGAGCCCAAACTGATGCCGCGAATCAACTTCGGCAAACACAAGGGCTCGTCGTGGCCAGATGCGCCGCAAAGCTATCTGAACTGGATTCTGGGTTCGGATATGGATGACGACACGAAATGGAACGCAAAGCGCGAGATTGAGCGCAGAAATGGAGAGAGCAAGTGACCGACATTCTGGACACCATAGTTGCCAAATCAGATCAGCTAAACGCTGACGATCTGGTCGGGAAAGACAAGACGATCACCATCACGAAAGTTACGGTCGAGGGCGGTGATCAGCCGGTGTCGATCTATTTCAAGGGCGACGAAGGCAAGCCGTACAAGCCAGGGAAATCCATGCGGCGGGCTATCGTTCACGTCTGGAAGGCTGACGTGTCGAAATACGTCGGACGATCTATGACGCTCTATCGCGACCCGAACGTGAAGTTCGGCGGGCTTGAGGTGGGTGGTATTCGTATCTCTCACATGTCGGACATCAGCGCGCCGGTTTCCATGGCCTTGACGGCTACACGGGGCAGCAAGAAGGCGTTCACCGTTAAGCCCCTGATCGTGAAGAAAGCCGCGCCTGACTTCGACATCGACAAGTTCGCCTCAGACGTAGAGGCGTACGTGTCCAGCGCGGCAGATGGCGACGAACTGGCTGCATGGTGGGGCGAACAGCGCCCGTTCCGTGAGCAGGCACGAGCCGCCGATAAAATCCGTGCTGGCGAAATCGCCACCATGGTTACCGAGAAAATCGAATCCTTTAAAACCGAGACGGAGAACTAGACGTGGCTGGATCAGTGAATAAAGTCATCCTCGTAGGTAACCTGGGACGCGACCCGGAAATCCGCTCAATGCCGAACGGAGATCGGGTGGCGAATCTGTCCGTAGCCACGTCGGAAAGCTGGAAGGATAAGTCTTCCGGTGAGCGCAAGGAGAAGACCGAATGGCACCGCGTGTCGATCTTTAACGACAATATCGTCAAGGTCGTGGAGCAATACTTGAAGAAGGGATCGACGGTCTATATCGAGGGAGCGTTGGAGACGCGGAAGTGGACCGACAAAGACGGCGTGGAAAAGTATTCCACCGAGGTCAAGGTGGGTCGGTTTAACGGCGTACTGACGATGTTGGGTGGAAAGTCTGAGAACACAGGAGGCGGCGGTGGTTACGTGAAGGACGAAGAGCCCAAGCCGAAGCCGCCTTATGAACTAGAAGACGACGACATACCTTTCATGACTATGGCGGGACATTACTCCCCCGCCTGATCCTTCAATATCCTAATCGCATCCTCAGGGGAGCGGGCCACACCAGCCCGCCCCCCTATTTTTTTAATGGCGTCGATATATTTCTGCTGAGCCGGTCGGATGCGATCCTTGCCTGCCTTTACCTCGACCACGGAAAACACCGGAATAACCTGTCCGACCATATCCTGCGTGATCAGCGTAGGCGTAAACCCGCAGAGGTCTGACTGACCCTCGAAACCGACGTTGACGATACGGGCGTTCTTAAGGATCAGATTTCCAGACGGTGTTTTCCCGACCACCTGACCCGACCAGAACTTCCCGACCGTCACAACGAAAAGCCGCGCCCCGATGTCGGACACGGCTAGTCGAATCTGGTTCGTGAGGATGGCGGCGGGGGTCACGTCTTCACCTGATAGGCTGACACGCCATCAGGGATAGGCCCTCCGTCGAACGACACGCAATAGTCAGGACGACCGGCGGTAACGTCTATCCCGCGCTTCTCGGCCCATATGCGAGCCCAGCGACCGGCTCCAGGCTGGCCGTCAGAGATCACCGCGTCAGGCTTGATGAAATCCAGCGTCCAGCCAAGCGAGCGACGTTCGTGCATGTGATCCATGCCAGGACGAACCTCACAGAAACCCTTAGCGCCAGTCACCAGCACAATCACGCCGCCACCTTAAGAGCGCGGGCCTTGGCGTCAAACATGAGCTTGCAGGCCTCGTTCCATGTGATCGGTTCGAGTTTCTTGATTTTGGCTTGGCTGATCAGCCAGCCGGTTTTGTAGTTTCTGGCTAGGGCGATGTCGGCCAGTTTTTCAATGTCGGAGGTTCTGCCAACCTCCATGCGAGCAACCTTTTTAATCAGGCCTTCCTCTTTAGCTCGCTGAATCTCAGCCAGTTCTCCTTCAATCTGTTCAACCTTGCGCTCTTTGACGACACGTTCGCTGGAACAATACGGACAGGCCCTCAATCCGGACTTGTACGTCGCGAAACAGGACTCGCATTGTTTGATCGCCAGTTCCCCCGCAGATTCAGCTTTATTGCGAGCGCGCCCCTCCAAAGACCATTCGATTTCGTCGTCAGGGAACCCGTGGTTAACGGTCCCGTCCTTGTTCATGATCATGTTCACGTGGTCGAGGATGATCGCTTCGTCAGGCTTCTTACGTAGCGCCCGCCCCATCATCTGACGGGCGCGAGCTTTCGATTTCGTCGGGTTTAGAAGCTGGACGCACTGAACAGGAACATCGCGGCCAACCTGTGCAGACAGGTCGAAACCCTCAATGGCGAGGTTAATGGACACCAGGATCATCGCTTGTCCGTTAGCGAACTTCAGGATTCGCGACCGGCGCTCTTCATTCGAGATCGTCCCGTCGATATAGACAGCCGGAATCCCTGCCGCGTTATATTCGTCGGTGACGTGCTGGCCGTGCTTCCGAGAGATCGCGAAGACCATCGTTCGCTTCCCGGCGGCGTATTTCCTCCACGCGTCGATTGCATCGCCATGGATAGCAGGCTTGTCGAACTTCTCTTCAAGCTCGGAGGTGACGTATTCGCCCATCTGTGTGTGCAGGCCTGTGAAGTCTGGACGCACGGGGGCATAGGCGCGATACCGCGACAGGTGGCCGTTTTCGATCAGCCAGGACTCGGACGGACCCTGCACCATATGATCAAACAGGCTGTCCAGAGGTTTCCCATCCAGACGTTCCGGTGTCGCAGTGAGGCCGACGATCAACGAACCTTCAGCCCGTGCCGCGTGGATCAGGTCTGAGCGGGTCTTGCTGGCCCACAGGTGCGATTCGTCAGGGACGAACAGCTTGCACCCCTTCAGCAGGCCGGGACGTGAACGGAGTGTGTCCGCGCTGGCGATCTGGACCATGGCGAACGGGTTGGATGGGCGACCGGCTGCGATGAACCCGTATTTGATTCCGAACTGGTCGAACGTCTTCGCGGTCTGTTCCGCCAGTTCCCGCCTATGGACCCCGAAGATAACGCGGCGGCGTTTCTCTGTGGAAGCGCGGGCCATGTACGCAGCGATCACAGTCTTGCCGACGCCGGTTGGCCCACGGAACAGGATCGATTGATGGTCTCTCAGTGCCGCGCGCATGTCGTCAACGGCCTGTTGCTGATCCTCTCTTAACTGGATCATCCCCGCACCAACCGATACCCCAGACACCACACCGATTCGATCTGCACCCCCTCAAGCCGCGCATGGCTGATCCACGTCAGCAGCGACGCTTGCGGGATGCCGTGGCGATAGAAGACCTCCTTGGCGACCGTGCCGGGGCACGATTCCAGAATGGTCATGACACGCTTAAGGCCGGTCAACGGATGGCCTCCAGCGCAGAGGCGGCCTCGACAGACAGTGCATAACCGCGCCTATGCCAGTTCTTGAGGTCCGTGGTTTTCAGCCCGATAGACGACAGCGCGGCACGGATTGCGGCGATCTTCTGGGACATATTCTGACGAGCTGCATGAGTTCCGATGTCACCGCCGTACTCAGACGCCTTCTGGAGCGCGACATGCGGAACGACCTCGCCGGGGGAGTCCATCAGCCGTGACAAAACGCGCGCGTCTTGAGGACGTATACGAAGCCTCTGGGCAAGCAGGAAGATGCGCTCCTTGTCCGGCTCCGGGTACAGGATCGCGCGCAAGGTATCATTCTCGGCACGCAGGGCGACGCACTCGCTACACATTAGCCCGCTCCCTCTGAAGCCGCTCTTTCCTGACGGCCCACGGCTCGAACAGCTTCATATCCCAATCGCCACGGTCGATCTTGCGGGGGTTCATGTTGATCCTTCGTTGGAACGTGCGTATGCGCTTGGATGTCGATCCGACAAGCCCGAGCCGATCCAGCTTCCCGCACACCTGATTGCGGGTCATCTTCATCTCGTCCGCGATCTCGTTGAAGGAACGGCCCTGTTTGTGCAGTTGGATCAGGGTTTCGGTTTTCTGCGTGGTCCACGGGGTGGTGTTCTGGTTGGCGTGGGTGATCATGCGAACCTCAGGGCAAGATATATTACCGCTAAGGACCCCAGCAGCATGAAGACACCGCAACCGATAACGTCGCTATCATTGGCCGGGGTTTTTCCCCACTTATGAATGCGATTTTTGATTTCACGCAGCTTACCCATCGAGCCCCTCCACCTTCCTGCGCAACACCAACACATCCTGCGCCGTCATCCCCTCCACTTCCAACGACCCGCCCAATAACCTCAGGAGGTAGGCGCGTTCGGTGGGGGTGAAGATGGGTCCGGAACGGATTTCTCCGTTAGCGATCTCACTCATGATTGATCCCCCTTGCGAGGCAAATCACCATTGCCGGTATAAAAGTCAGGTAGCAGGCGGCAAAGAACCAAAATCCCTCAGCCGTATAGGCTCCTATTTTTGCGGCTATCAGACCACCGATACACAGCGCCATCGCAGACAACCATGCGCCAATAAACCATGCTGCGCGCTTCACGACACCCGCCTCCAGCTCTTATCCACCGGCTCGATCCCGAGGATTTTGCAAATCTTCGGTCCTGGCGACGTGCGTCCCGACAGGACGTTTCGGATGTACGGGTCCGACAGGTCGAACTTGCCGCTGAACTTCGGGACGCTGCCGACCTTTTCTATCTTCTTGCGCAGCAGTTCGGTCACTTCGTCGCGGGTCATGCAGATTGCTCCCAGAGGCCGTATTCTTCAGCTTCATCTTCGTCCAAATCCAACCATTCCCCATCTGTCATGTCTGGGTGTTTCCACTGAACCCCGCCAGCATTGCAATAGTCACCCTTAATGCGTTGTTCGAACTGAAACGCATCGTAGCGACCCAGAATATCTTCTAGCGCCTTGCCGTCTCGATAGGAGGCGACAGTCGCTTCAAAAGGCCTTCCGGGAACTTGTGGAATCCACCACACACGAAACTCAGCGCGTCCGTCATTCGCAATTTCGCTATCCGTCATCATTCTCTCCAGTCCGCCCTTATCAGCGTCCCCACACCCTAGCCTGTCGCTATTTCACTTTCAACATGAAAAATAGTTTGACACCTCCCCAATCCCCGTCCATGGTTCCGGTTACTGGAACTGGAACTGGAGATTGAAGATGAAAGACGTGATTAATCTGACCCCGGCGCAGCAGGAGATGCTTGAGCATCTGAGCAAAGTTCCCGGCGCAGACGTTTGGGATTTTCTCGACGCCAAGACCGGGCGCGAGCTTCAAGACCTCAAGCTGACCCGTATCGTTAAGGCGAGACACGCCCCAAAGGACGGGGCTATGCGTCAACCTTATTACGGCATCAAGATCACCGCTGCGGGCCGTAAGCTTCTAGGCCGCCCAGCATGACCCCCACCCAACAATCCCTCTACGCGGCGACCAACGAGTTCTTCGCCGACCATTCCGACCGCCACGGCAACACACAGGCCAGCCGCGACGAGGCGACGGATTTCGTCGTCAAGGCGGAGAAGACCGTAGCCGATGTGGTCGCCCTGGTGCGCAAACACACCGCGCCGGAGCAGCAACACGATCAGGCGACGGAAATCGCCTGTATGATTATCGACGCCGAGCCGTATCTGGTCGGGCGGATGGTTGATGTGCAGATGGAGGGGGCGTGATGGCGATGGTTGATTGCACGCATTGCGGTGACCGTCATCACGTCAATGACTTCTGCGCAACAGGCCCTATGGGTGACCACTTGATCGCTCCGTGCGGCGCGGTAACCCATATTGATAACCCGTCCTCACCGGGAGGCTGGCTAATCGAGAACGACGAAGGCGGATGGGACTGGACCGCAATTCGTATCGCCGCTGTCGCCGCCAAGACGGAAGGCCGTCGAGTTTACGACCTGAAGACCGGAGCCTATCAATGACCGACTGCGTCCAACACCCCGAAACCCTCAACGTCCGCGCTCCGGCGTCGTTTGAGAATTCGATGAGCCTGCTCATGCTGGCCATCGGGAATCTTGAGCGAGACGGACCACGAACCTCAGACGACATCGCGCGCCTTAGACTGGCCGTGTCGCGTCTGGACACCGCCACTTCACGAGCCGCGCGTGCGGTTCAATTGGGAGAAGAGAGATGACAGGATTGACCGACCGACTGGTAGAAAACGCGGTTCGCCTGAAACTAGAAGCAGACCGAACATCGAAGCTTATATCAACGGACAACCTCATTAATCGAGATGTGGATTCTGACAGGCGCGCACAGTTCGCAAGAGACGTTGCGAATCTTTCGGCGCGAGTTGATGCACTTTTTGGAGAAGAGAGATGAGTGCGTTCTGGATTTCATTCTTGGGAGGCGTGATGCTTTCTTTGAGCTTGTCATTAACGAACCCTAAGCGGCCTTTCTGGCTGAGCCTGACAATTAGTACGCTCGCGTGTGTCGGCGTCTCCCTTATCGCATTTGGAACAATGAAATGACCCCGTGGAACGGCCATCACGCCGACAACGACGACCACGAACCCATCGACGACTACGACGCCGGTCGCGTCTGGCCCGTCACGCAACTCGTCGTCGGTATCGTCGCGCTCGTCGTCGCTACCGCCGTGTTTATCCTTGGGCCGCTTCTGGTGGCGATGGCGGTGTGGGAGAAGTTGAGCTAATGGGCGATTATGCATCAAAGATACTCAAGCGCGCCAACGTGGAGCGCGACGAGGATTGGCGAGGAGCGTCTGCGGCTGCTGCCGATCTGACCTTTCAAAGCAACTGGAAAGTAAGGATCATTCCTCCGTGGGCCGGAGCTATGGCTCGCTTTGTAGTCAGCAAGGGCCACAAGAAGGTCAGTGTATATTTCGACACTGACGACCGCTTGGGCATCATGGGCAAAAAGCCTTACTACGAAATTTATCCTGCTGCCGATGGAGACACAGCGAGATTTACCCCAGACGAAGCTGATGAAATGATGTTGGCTATTCGCAAATCCTTGAACCGGAAAACGCCATGCAGTCTCGACTAAGTATCCCCTGCCGCACCCATACGCTGGCCCTTAACGCCTCCAACGATGCGCGCCGTCTCTCGCAAACCCTGACGGGTACGACGACACGGGAGGCTCTGATTCTCGCCGAGCAAGCCAGGAACCGCGCGATGCAGAACCTGCGGGAGTTGGGATCACAGATAAGGGTGTTGAGGAAGGGGGGTGTGGTATGAGGTGCCTGGTGGCGTGTGAATATTCCGCGACGGTTCGAGACGCCTTTCGCGCGCGTGGACACGACGCCTGGTCGTGCGATCTGTTGCCGACTGAGGGCGACCCGCAATGGCACATTCAGGGGGATGTGATGGATGCGATTGGCCTTCATCCTTGGGACCTGATTATCGTGCACATTCCCTGCACAGCGATGGCCGTTTGCGGGAACAAGACATACGCTGAAGGCTCGCCGGAATACCAGCAGCGCCTGGACGCCATTGAATGGTCTTTGAAGGTCTGGGATGCTGCGTGCATGATGGCTCCCCGCGTTGCCATGGAAAACCCGGCGAGCGTTTTGTTCCCCGCCCTGCGCGACAGGCGCAAGGCTCTCGTTCAGTACATCCAGCCTTACGGGTTCGGCCATCTGGAACAGAAGAAAACAGGTTTTGGGTTACGGGGCCTGATGCCGTTGCGCGAAACGAACAACGTCTATGAGGAAATGATGAAGCTTCCGAAGAACATTCGCGAGCGTGTTCACTACATGTCACCTGGGCCAGACAGAGCGAAAGAGCGCGCAAGATTCTATACGGGCTTTGCTGAAGCCATGGCGGACCAGTGGGGCGGGCAATGAATGAGCCGAAGAAGCGCGGGTTTGCAGCGATGACGCCAGAGAAGCGCCGCGAAGTGTCTGCAAAGGGCGGCGCTGCGTCTCCAGGCTACTTCGCCGCCAACCCAGAAGCGGCCAAGGAAGCGGGGCGCAAAGGCGGTTCGGTCTCGAAAAGAAAGTCGTTGACCGCGTCAGAATAAACGGTAGCATACCGAAACAAACAGGGCCGATGCTCCTATCACGAAAGCACCGGCCCTCATCATGAACAACTGGAGGAAGACATGACGGACAACGATGATAACGCGGGCATGACCCCCGCACAATCCCCTGAGGCTATTGGAGTTCACACGGCGGGGGAGGTGTCGAACCAGACGCCGGAGTGGCGAGCTGTGACGGCCGCTATAAGCGGTTATCGGGTGGTTCAGGACCCTTATCTGCGGGCGCTGGGGGCGGCGGATATAATCGGCATCGCTCAAGCCGTTCTACGCGTTCACCCGCCTGCTCAGACCGACGCGTCGATGCAGGCGATGGCCCGGTCTGCTGAGTTTCGGGCCATCTCGGCTGAAGCCGCCGCTGCTGATCTGCTGGAGGCAGCAGAGAAGCTGGAGCGCGCTGAAGATCACTATCACAATGACTGTCGCGAATGCGAAGGCGAGGGCGTTCCAGAACTCTGTGAGACCTGCTTCCCGCTGTTCGATGACGCGCGCATCGCCCGTCGCGCCGCGATTGCAAAGGCGACAGGCCAATGAGCGCGCCAGAGGGATTGCATTTCTGCGTTGATCGCGACGGCCTGACCGGCGGCTATCAACTCAGCATCGATAGCGCCTCAAGCGGCCTTCGTCTTCACGGCCCGAAATACAACGGCTCTGGAAAACGGCTGATCACATACGTCCCGACCGACCGGGACCTGGTCGAAATCACCCACTACGTCGCCGCCGAACTAATCCGTCGCGCGGCCGTCCGGAATTCTGAGGATCAACCCGCATGACCCGCGACCTTCCCGTCTCCCCCACCCCCGGAGAGCCGCACGCCTGCTACGACGAACACCAGCCAGGCTGCGACTGCGTCATTCCGGCCCAGACCATCCAATCGCCGCCGTCCTATCTGGACCGCCTCGTGTCCGCCGAACCCGACCGGGCAGAGGGTGGGGAGGGGCGAGACGTGTCCGGCGAAACGGTCATGGGAATGCGTGTCGCTGGCTACCGCTGGAAGACGCCCGTTCTCGACACCTTCAGTTGGTCTTATGCTTCGCACTGGTCAACGCCCGGCGAGCACGTCGAAGCCGAGCGACTGTTCACTGAAGCTGACGTTCGCCGCATCCTGTCCTCCTCACCATCCCAGGAACAGGCCGGAGCGGTGGCTCGACCGTATGCTGTGCCTTTGAAGGTTGGGCAGGAGATCGACCTGCACGGCCACCGATGGGAAGTCGAGGGCGTACACCTAGGTGATGTCGGTCAAGAGAGCCTGATCCAGCTTAAGGGACTGTCCCACAAACCCGGTTGGACAGGGCCGTGGGAGTTTCATCCCATGATCTTCGTGCCCGAAATCATGCTGTCTGCCGCCCTCTACGCCCACCCCCAGCAACAGGGCGCCGTAGAGGTCGCACGGAAGGCGTTCGATGCCGGCATCGACGTTGCTTACGCCGACATCACTGGCCGAACCCCGCCTCAGCATTTCAAAGACAAGGCTTGGGAAAACCGCCTCGCCGCCCTCTCCACCAGCGCGAAGGAGGCGGGACAGTGAGCGGGGTTCTGCGTCCCAACTATCGCCGCGCGCGCGAGCTGAAGTCCGAGATCGAGATAGTTCAGAACGCGCTGGATGAGGCTCGCTTTGAGCCTGACGGAGCCACCAAGAGCGACCAGTTGCTGGCCGAACTAAACGAGCTTCAACACGAAATGTTTCTGACGGGCGTTACCTCGGAGTACGAACTATGACGATGAACCTTTATGGGTCCTGCGACGACTGTGTCGATGGGCTTTGCTCTATGAACTGTTCGTCAGCTGTTCTGGTGACGGCGGCCGAACACATCGCCCACGATATGCGGATGGGACGCTTTCCAGCGCGGTCTAGCCCTGCGCTGTTCCTCTCTGAGAGACCGGGCGATGCAAACTCCGACGCCCTTCGCGCATCGGAGCAATCGAAGTGACACTGGATGAGATCATCAGCGACGCCGCGATTATTCGCGTCCACGGCAACGCCAACTTCGGAAGCATGGACCCGCGCGAGGTCGTGAACGACGGCGTTCGCAAGTCGGCTATCGGATACCATTGTGGGCACACTCAGGTCTGCATCCTGCGAGAGCACGGCCTGATCACCAAATCGCGCGGCATGAGCTTCGACGTCAACCTGACGAAGAAGGGCAAGCGCTACGCCCGCGCCCTCTGCCATGACGCCCTGTTCCGCGCCCATCGCCCCGTCGAACAGGAGGCGGTGGCGTGGCGGATTGATGACCTGATCCTCCAAGGCGCTGAACCTCGGTTCACGACAGACCGTGATTACGCTCGAAGGACGGCTGAGTACCGCTACGAGGGCGAAGCGACTGCGAAGGTTACCGCCCTCTACGCAGCCTCCCCGCCATCCCGAGCGCTGAGCCAGGATGTGTTCGATCAGGCCCGCATCGATTATCTGCGGACCTCACGAGACGGTCACGCTGATCGCGCTCATCGGCTCTACACGGCCTTGGTGGAGGTCCGTGATAGTGTCGAGACCTACCCTCTAGACGACACATCTACCTGCATGTGCGGATCGCCCGTCGAAGGTCACAACATCGGCAGCGGCCACGCTCCTGTGAGCCAAGCCGATCATGCCATTAGCCTGATCGTTGAGGCCATCGACAAGGCCTTGGGCCACGCCGCCATTCCAGATGACGCACTCATGGGGACGGGAAGGCCTGACGATTACGAAGGGCCTGATGCCGGAATGCACGACACAGAAATCGAGGATCGCGCCGCCCTCCAACCCGAAGGTGAGGCCAATGGCTGATCTGATCGAACGACTGCGCTCGAAAATGGGGATGACGATATGCCCCTACGATCAGCGCTCGCCTGACTACTACACCACGAACGACACCGACCCCTGCAAGTTCTGCGGCACGAAGAACGAGGAAGGCGCACCCGACCTCTGCAAGGGCGTGGATATGCGGGTCATGGACGAAGCCGCCTCCGAGATCGAAGCCCTGACCGCACAGGTCGCGGCCCTGACTGCCCCCATGCCGAAATGGTGGCAGGAGGTCGTCGGTGACGAATATCAGCCGAGCGGCAGGGCCAGCGTCAAGCACCTTCACCCGCTGACGGTGAAGCCTGTTTTCGAGGAGCACAAAGGAACGGTTGTTGCCGACGTAATCGCTGGCCTGATCTTCCACATGCACATCGCGGACAACCGGGCTGAGTTCCTGTCGACGTACTGGCGCGACAAGTTCGATCAGGCCGAAGCCCGCCTCGCTGCCGCCAAGGAGCCGTCATGAGCGAGGGAGCAAAAACCTTCCTGATGTTCGTCGCTATCGTAGCAGCGCTCGAAGTTCTCAAGCGGGTGTTCGGCGTGGGTGTCTCGCTCACTGTCGCTGTTGCCGCACTTTCATTCTGCGTCGGTGCCCTTTGGGGTGCTGGAAACTCCATCCAAAAGAGGGACGCTCCTCAATGACCATAGCCCCGACAGAACCTGTGGCTTGGCGGTTCAGCCTGCACGATGCTCCCGGTTGGCAGTATTCCAGCGTTGATCCGGCCCTGCATCTTCATGCGACGGAAGCGGTCATCGAACCACTGTTCTCCCTCGCCGCCGCTCCTGTCCCGTCTCCCCATGGAAACGCGTGGAGGCCGGTCAGTGAGCACACCGCGTTCGGCCTGAATAACTCCGTCATCGTGGCTGTGCCCTATGATAACAAAGGCGAGCGCACGTACATCGTGGGCGAGGCGTATAAGATTGAGCCGAAGGGCGACGCTGAACCCGAGTGGTGGTGGGCGAACACCGGCCCCGGAGACTACACCGGCGACCCTATCGGTTCCATGGGGTACGGTGCTCCGACCCTGTTCCAGCCCCTCCCCGTAGCGCCTTCTGAAGGGGTTGAGCCGTGAGCGCCTCAATTCACAAAAACCACCCTGACTATGGTGACGGGTATTGGGACGGGCTCGATGGAAAAGAGCCGCAGCGAGATGACGCTGCATATCGCGACGGGCACAGCGCCGGTGCGTATACGAAATCTCTGCTGCTGGGCAGCGGCTTCACGCAGACCGGCCCCGACCAGTTCAGCAAGACGACGGTGTTGAAATGACCGTCTCCCCCACTCCCCCGCAAGACTTGGTTCACTCCGGCTGCGCCTCCGTACCTAGCGAGAATTCGGCTGGCGACGCGGCTCACTCCCTCCTGCGCAAGCGCGTGGTCGAGATCGAACGCCACTGCGCCAAATATCCAAACAGCCTCGACCGCTCTCCGCGCGAGACGGCTGACGCCATAGTCGTCCTGCTGAATGAAGTGGACGAAATGCGCTCCCGCATCGGCGTCATGACCAGCCGCGCCGAGCGCTGCCCTCAATGCGCCGACACCAAGCGGACATGCGCCAACATCATCGCTGAGTTTCAGGTCAAGCGCCGCCAAGCCCTGAAGGGGAGGGTGTGATGAGTGCTGTGGATAAGGCGATGGGATGGATCGTCGCTGTATGGCTGCTGATCGCGGTCTGTAGCGACGAGTACGCGCCTTACATGTGCATGGCCGGAGCCATGGTGTCCGTGGTGATCTGGGTTTATCTGCGCCAGTTCGTGAATCAGGACTGACCCGATTCCCGATCCCGCTGCGCCCTACCAATCGACCTGTCATATTCCGAAGCAAAATCAAACAACTCCTGCAACGGACGCGTAATCGCACCTGGAATCATCCGCCACACCCACACCGGCTGCGCATCCCGCGCCTGTCGGATTTTGTGAATGATGATGATCAAGGGCGCGATTGTGGCGTCAAAGGTGGCGTAGGGGTTTTTCATGTTGCGAGGATAGCGCGGATACGACAGACTGTCACGGCTGCGATTTTGCAGCGCTCAGGCTATGCGTAGCCCGGAGAAAATAATGACCGAAACCATCGAATACCGTGTCCGTCCTGTCACTCGCTGGATCGTTACCAGATACACCGAAACTAAAAACGGTGGATCAATTGAAACCATCGGTGAGTTTGAAAACGAACTGAACGCACATTTTGTGTGCGCTGCCTGTTTGGGTGCTGAAGCAGAAGACCGAGATGTCATGGGCGAAATAGAAGATGTGACCCACCTGTATGACAAAGGTCATATTTCTAGCGCTCACCCCGACTAATCCTAACACAGCGCCCCGGTCTTCGGATCGGGGCGTCTTACTTCGCCCAAACCCCTGTCTTCCGCTGCAACCAAGTCAGAAAATCCCCCACCGTCCCCTTAAGGATCGACGGGTTAGCCTGGATCGCAGCGAGCCCGACGTGTTCCGCAATGCGGTCTGTCACAGCACCCTCAAGAGCCTTCACAGCCGTTCCAGCACCAAGGAAGTGAGCAGCGTACAGAGAGGCGTTGTTGATCGGGATTCCAGCCTTGCGAAGGACGTTGGCGTTCTTCTCTGTGAACGACTTAGCGCGCCGTAGCTGCTCCTCAACGGACGGCTTAAGCCCCCCGAACGCCTTCGACATGTCCGAGCCCCACTGACCGCCTTCAGCGATCCACGTAGCGCGGATAAACTGATAGAGGCCAGACGCAGAAGACGTAGAAGCCTTCACGTACGGACGGTCGCCAGACTCGATCTTTGATAGCATCGGCCAGTAGGAATCAGGGATTACTGACGGCGGCGACGAACCTCCCGCCACGCCCTCTTTCGCACGCCACGCCGATACGGTGCGAGTCCCAGCGTGACCATCAACACCAACGCCCAGCACCGCCTGAACTTCGCGAACAAACGCCTCATTGTCCTCGGTCTTGCTCACTTCTCAGCGTCCCGCTCGTTGCGAACCCGGCTGTAGATATTCCAGGCCCACCGCAGTGCGAACATCAGCACACCCAAGCGGCTGAACGTAGAGCCCCAGACCACGACGGAGTCGTTGGCGAACAGCGACGGAATCGATGTCGTCAGGCCTCCTGCCAGCAGCGCCGCCGTCACCGTGTCATAGAGATCGACGCGCCTACCGCCGAAGATCAGGATGCCAAGACAGACCATCCACGCAGCGCCGCTGACAAGGGCGTTGATGTACAGGAGGCTCCCGTGTGGCAGAACACCGAACACGGCACTGGCGACGATGCACAGGACGAAGAAACCGGCTCCCGCATAAGCCTTGACGTCCATGGCGTCCATCCACCGTTGAGCAGTCTGATAGCTACTCATCACGTGGCTCCGTGGCGATGATTTTGAATTGATATTTTTCGAAGAGGTCTTTCGACTTCTTGATGATGATCGGGATGAGCCCCAAGGCTGTGAGGCCGACAAGGCCGCAGATGAACGAGGGGATGCGTGAGCTTTGCGGGTCATATTGAGCGAACCACAGTTCGCAGATAGCGGGGCCTGCCAGGCATCCAGACAACGTCCCGACGATCAGGGTTTGCAGCCGTCCAGCCAGCGTAAGGTTTCTCGCCGCGCTCATCGCGATGAGAGAACCAGAAACCGAACCAACGTAAAGCCAACTGTTTTCCGCGAACCATGCCATGAACCCTGTCATTTACGACACTTCCGAATCGCGTCGCGCACCAACAGGAACGCTCCACCCAGAAAAACGACCAGACAGCCACTTACCCAGCCCACGAACGCCATTCCAGATACCCCGATGGGCCACAAGGGCTAGTTGCGTCGCAAGTGCGACACTCAATACAAGGTCGTATTGTGGACCAATCCACACGCCTTGTAAAAGGTAGAGCGCATAAACGAAGTCCATGCCAAGCATGAACAGGGCAAGGCCGGAAAGCGCGAACTTCCACCAAGCCGGTGAGCGAAGATGCAGGGCCAAGAAACACAGGCCTGCAACCGTACTGATCAGGGGGTTAATCGGCCACCAGAACGCGGCGTAGAATCCCAGAAGCCAGCCAGCGGCTAGAATGAAGGCGTGGGGTCTCGCATCCTTGTCGGCCACAAGGCAGGCGACCAGAATGGCGAGACCCCAGAAAATCACTTCTTTTTCGGAGTTGAGGTTGTGCGCTTGGGAGGCGGTGGGGGCGTCTCATGACCACCAGGACCCACCCGCATCGTAACCGGCTTTGGCTTCTTCATCTCTTAGTTCCCTTCGCTAACGAGAGTCAGGCTGAATCTCGTTTCCGCCATGTTCAGGTTAATCGCGCCACCGCTATCCTGATATGCGGCGACCTGAATATGGTCTCCGGCATTCATATAGAATGTGCGGCTGAGGTCCACACTCGTAGAGAGTGTAGAGGAAGATTGCTCTTTTGTCGCCGGTTGCCCTGCAACGCTGCTGTTAACGAGAAATCTTAGCTGACGATAGCCGGTGGCGTTTACGTTAAACAACGCAGAAGCTTCGGCGAGATACCATCCTGTAATCTTGGCATAAATACGCGAAGATGGGACGACCACACCAGTAGGATCGTGCATGTTTGACGGGTCGTACACATCGACTGGAAACAGGATAATGGTCCCGCCAGCGCCGATATTTGCGACTGATTGCGTTCCCGTGCCGGTGACCTGGCAGATGGGGTTATCTGCCCCGTTTGTCAGATTAGAGATTCCTCCGATGGACTGGCTGTCGATCCATCGTGTGAGGCCAATCGTGCTGTTGGGAGCCTGTTTGACGACATCCGACACGAGCAGCGGCCCGTCCATCGTTTTTACCGTTTGATTGTCGATAGCCTGACAGTTTCGGAAGTTTATATTTGCTGGACGACCAACCGAACCGGAGCCTGCACCCTGCGTGTGGAAGGCGTATCGCCCCGAGGGCCAGTACCCGCCAAACCCAGCGTTAACGACCCGAACGCCTACAATTTCGTGGTTCTCTGTCGGGAACCCTGTGGTGTCGTTAGCCTGGCTGATTTCTACGCCGTATTTCCCAGGACGAATGATCTGGCCGCCGATGATCTGGATATTGCGGTTGTGGTTGGCCGACTTGAGCCCGTAGCTTGTGCAATCGGTTGACTGCGTGTTCAGAATCGTGACGTTCTCGTTGCCGTCCGATCCCGTGATGTCTACGCCCTGATCAACGAGGTCTCCGAAACAGGTGTCAAAGGTGGCGTACGTCATGCCGCCAGCGACAAGGCCGCGAGAAAAACGACGGGTTGTGGACGTGACCCAAGGGCCTGTAGCCGTCAGATTACGCGCACCCGTTCGCCATGCACGAACCTGATCGCATCCTAGAAGAAAAATCCCCTGCATCACGTCGTCTGTAGGCAACGTGGCGAACGTGGCGCTAAAGTTTTCTGCGACGACATTATCCATTTCGACGCGGTCGCAATCGAAGCACAGGATTCCTGTGATAGCCCCACCGTTAATGACGCGTACTCGGTTCATACGAACCAGATCGACGTCACTGAACTGGATTCCGACGCTATCGCTGAATCCTCCTGTCTGCTGGATGCCGTTAAGGTCAAGGATCACGTTATCCAGAACGACCGTATCAAGACCAGTGGCGAGGATTGATTTCCCAAAGGCCGGATTTGTAGAGACTTGCCGGAAAGTGATGTTGCGAAGTCCGACCACATTTGCCGGAATCGTAAACGGCCCGTTGATCGCATAGGCCCGCCCACCTCCGTCAATGATGCGGCCCTGATTGATTGCAATCGTCAGGGCGGCCATGTTTGCCGTCCCTTGAGCCAGCGTGAACACGCCAGCCGTAGCGCCCGCGTACTCAGGCGTGAGCGTTTGTCCGAGAGCGGACGACAGGGATACAGCTACAGAGGCCCCGGCGGGAAGAACGGACTTTCCTCCAAAAGTTGCCTGCGACACGTTATCGAGGTCAATGTCCGCTTTGTTCGCGACAGAAGGGGCTTCTGGCGAAGATTGCGCCAGAGCCAAAATATCCGCGAGCGCCTGAGTGGCGATTTCTGCGTCTGCCTGTGCAGACTCGCTCGCCTGTTCAGCCAGGATCAGGGTCGCCGTCTCATAGTCCACAGACGGGCGGTAGTTGTCGAACACAGATGGGCGACCCGGAGCGCGGCCAGCGCTGTCAGTAACGGCCATGGAGTATAGGACCGGGTCTTCTTCCGTTCCTGCCTCTGCAAACACAGCAGGGAAGACGCCAGATGTATTGGCCGATAGGGGGTTTGCAGACGGGATCGTTAGCGCGAAATCCGTGTAGATCGTCGCCAGCGTCGTCGTCTCGTTTTCATAGACGTACAGTTCCGCACCGGACACAGGGTGTCCATTCCCGTCTCTGACAGGGAAGTATGGGGGGAGAACGATGCGGCCTGCTGGCATTCTCAGAATCCGTGTATAGTGATCAGCGTGAGATTGCTGATCCTGTTTTTGTTGTGGCAGAGTAGCCAATCGTGGCTCTTAGCGCCACTCATTGCTGTTCTTCTTCTGCTGAGACACGCGATGGCAACAGAAGCCGCTCAAGCTGCCCCACGAGGTTATCGTTAGCGCCAAGTGTGTTGCGGGCGCGGTTGACGAGATCGCGCGCCACACGAGGCACAGGACGACCCGCAGCACGAGCCGCTTCAGCGGTGTTGACGATTTGCTCCAGAGCATCGCCCGACTCTACGCCAAGCGCCTGTGCAGCCCCCTCAACCTCATTGACCGCTGTAGCCAGTTCGCGGCGTGTCGCATTGGCGGGAAGCCTTTCCACGACCTTGCGCGCCATCATAAGGTACGGAACAGAGGCCGCGCCCAATCCGGCAGAGATAGCCGCTGTAGTGACAGGCTCCGTAACAAGGCCAGTTCCCAACGCGCCAAGGCCAATCGCATCAGCCGTTCCAGGATTGCCAAACGTATCCGGCATGATGTTGGAGGCCGCGCGCGACAAGTCTTGCATGCGGGCTTCGCCGCGAGCAACTGCGCCGCGACGAACCGAACCGTCTGATTGGCGCACGGCAGACGAGAGTTGTCCCGGAGAGAAGCTGTTGCCGTTGGCGGCGGTAGAGGCGCGCTCCAGCCGCATGTAATCCGTCCAGCCTTGACGCGCATTGCCAAGGACCTCACCGGCCTGAGGATTGATGCGTGTAATGGCCGAATCTAGTTCGTCCACGACGCCCGCAAGCATCTGCCCCAGACCTTGCTGAGCAGGGTCCTGTGACTTCAGATAACCAGCGGCCAACTTGTTGATCTCGGAGCGAACAGACCCCACAGCCTCGCCCGACACATCCTGTCCTCCGAGCCGCTGAAGGCGCGAACTGATGATGTTATCGAACTGCCTGCCGAACTCTGGCGGAAGGTCTGCCTTGGCCTCGCTCACAGCCCGCAGCCCACTCATCAGTTGATCATCGGGAACGAACGTCGGGACCATTGCATATCCACGCGTGAACTCGTCTCCTAGCTTGTCGCTGACATAAGAGACCATCTCCGAACCAGCCGGGATATTTGCGGGAATGCCCTGATCCACGTTATCCATGGCGCGCAAACCAACCGCGCGGTTCAGTGTTTCAGAGCCACGTTGACGAGCGCCACGGATTGCAGGCCCAAGGATAGGTGCGCGTTGTGCAAGGTTCTCGACGTTCTGAACCAGTCCGCCGATTCGCTGACCGGGCGTCAGCGAGACACCGCTATCCACGAGAGTTTGAACGTCGGCTGCACGTCCGCTGTTACGCAGGGGGCGAGTCGCACCCCCCGCGATCCCGGCAAGCCGCTGAGCATAGGGAGCAGCCACTTGTGCGACGCCCTGAACAGTACCTCCCGTCGCACCACCAATAGCCGCCCCTAAGGCTGCTCCAGGCAAGCGATCAGCAAAACCGCCCGTGCCTGAATTGAGGCCGCTAAGCGCGCCGTATCCAGCACCGGTAGCAGCGGCTCCGGCAACCCCTGCGCCCAACGTAGCCCCGCCCGTAAGTGCGCCACCAGCCAGCGTTAGTCCACCAGCCTGCCATGGATGCTCCTGTGCGAAATCTCCGGTGGTCTGACGATAGGCCTGCACTGTCGCGTCGTTGAGGTCCGACGAATTGATCTCGATTGGCAGGCCTTGAAGGCGGCGGCCAAGGTTCGTCGCCATCTGACCACCTTGCGCCAGACGACCGTAAACCTCATCCGCACCGCCAAGCAGCAGGCCGTTCATCAGCGTGCTTTCGCGCGCTGCGGTATCTCCGTTCGCGCCTAGGCGGCGTTCGGCTTCAACCTCCGCACGCAGGCGCGAATCAGTTAGCGGTTTCGCCTTAACATACACATCCGCCTGCGGGTCCAGTTCCGCTGGTCCCGCATATCCCTCCTGCCCCGGAGACAAGACCGTAGCGTTCACATCATCAGGGTAGGCTTCACGATAACGAGCCAGGGCCGCAGCCGCAGCAGGGTCAGTTTGAGTGTGAGCCGTAGCCGCCGCGTAAAAAGAGTTTGGGTCTTGCGCGCGGGCCATTATCGACGCCTCGGAGGGACTTGAAGGGCTGTCGTGCCTCGGGGCGGCACGAACCATTGTCCCGGTCGCAGGTTACGGATGCTGGAAGCCTCATCCTGAGGATTGATGTAAATCGGGTTCAACGGATCACCGGGGCGGGCGCTAGGGGTTGCTCCTCTAGCAACAAGGTTGCGCCTGATTGCAAGCTGGCTGTCGGTGATGTTGAATGGAAGGCCAGGAGCGTTGGTGCGTGGGCGTTGACGCTGGCCTTGGTCATTTACACCCCCGACGATTGCTTGAGGGTCATAGCCATTAATGCGCGCTTCTTGCTCATACTCAGAACGAATCTGGCCAAACCGTTGTTCACGAGAGGCGCGAAGGCTTCCCGCCTGATTAAGGAAGTCCTGACGCTGACGGGCGTTTAGGCGCGTGCCTTGAAGTACGCGATTGTATTGATTTCCTATAGCCTCAAAGGCTGAGCCTGCATTGGACGCCGTAGCGAACTCACCTTCACGGACCGTAGAGGTAGGGTCCAAAACCTTCATGTAAGAGAAAATCAGATTGATGTCCCCGGCAGGAGAAGGGTTCCGAACAGCCGTCTGCATGGACCGATAAGCGTTATCGACCTCACGAAACTCCGCGACTTCCTTGCGGCCATTAAACTCGCGGCGAAGCTGGCTTGTACCGACCCGGTCTTGCCGCGCCACAGTCTCATCCAGACGAGAGTTGGTTCGTTCCTCGGAGCGTGCCGCTCGCTCAGCAGCAGTTTCCGCGCGTCGGTCGGCATTGACGGAAAGCTGGTATTGACGTTCAGCCCTCTGATCAGCAGGCGTCTGCATCTGCTGAAGCGTGTAGCCGCCGCCAAGCTGTTGAAGTCCGCTCGTCTGTTGACCAGCATCCCCCTCGTTATCGCCCTGCCCGTAATCACCGTTGGTGATATTTTGCACATACTGGCGAGTCTCGGCAAAAGGAATGCTGGCGACGAACTCTTCAGTGGAAATCTCTCCCGTACGGGGATCGCCAAATCGCTGAATCCACTCATCAACGCGACCGGGACCAGCGTTATACGCAGCCAGAGCAAGCGCCTGATTGCCGCCGTACTTCTCAAGCTGCTGGTTTTGATAGCGCTGGCCCGCAGCCTCGTTGAGTGCGGGGTCAGAACGAAGCTGCTCAACCGTAACGCCCATCTGTCGCGCCATGTCTGCGGCAGTGCCCGGCATGAGTTGGGCGACACCGAAAGCACCGGCAGGCGAGGTCAGAACCTCTCCGTTACGACCGAACTGCTGACCGCCGCTTTCTTGCTGAACCTGACGCTGCCACAAGGGATTGGCGGAAATCGCCGTCCCGGTGGCTTGCGCTTGCGGTTGTCCGCCAGATTGAGGCGCGTTGGCTTGTGGAGGAAGGATGATACCGTAAGGCGTAGAAATGGGGCGATCCGGCGCATCGTAAGCCACAGTTGTTTCAGGAGCGCCGTTCTGGCCTTGGCGAACGCCGATAATGTCGCCGGTCGGACCTTGCTTGAACTCCCACGCAGCAACGGTTTGCCCCGCCCATTGTTCAGCCTGATCGATGACAGCAGGGTTCTGCTGCATAGCCTGACCGAAAGCAGCAATCTCCTGAGGAGATTGGCCTAGCATTTGCAGGGTAGGCGCAAGATCGGAATAAGCTTGTCCGCGCTGCTCCGGAGGAACCGATTTAAGAGCCCGCGCGGCTTTCAGCGTAAAATCAGCAAGACGCGCCTGATCCGCCGTAACTTGAGCCTGCTGAGCGACTTGCTCCTGCTGACCACGCTGACGAAGCGCCAGCCCCCCTTGCAGGTCGCCCGCGCCCAGCAACGCACCGGACGCAGCACCGAAGTTCCCGCCTTGCAGTGCGCGTCCGGCCTGGACCTGAGCGCGATCCTGATACAGGCCCTTGACCCAGTCCTGACCGGATTGGACGCCGCCGAGGAAATCATATGCTTGCGGCATTTATCACCACTTGAACGCGCTGTTCGGAAGAACCGAACCAGACCAAGGCGAAGCTCCATATCCGGCAATCCCCGTATTCTGAGCGGACGGCCACTGGTTTGCAAAACCGGCCCCGATGCCAGCAAGGTTCTGGATTACGCCGCCGTTTATAGCGCCCTGATTCTGGTACGATGACCCAAGCGTCTGAGCCGTGTTCTGCGCGATGTTCCCGACCTGACCCGCGTAGTTCTGGCCGAGTTGCGCCGAAGTGTTCGCTGCCGATTGACCGACACCAGCCAGCGAAGCCAGCCGGTTCGCGTAGTTATTGAACTCACTGGAAGCGAGATTTCCGCTGTACTGCAAGGCCGCCTTCTGAGCCGCGCCACTGTCCTGAATACCCAAGGCGCTGTTTCGGGCGGTCAGAGCACGGGCCTGTTCGTTCTGCCTGAACTGATAGTCGGGGGAGGCCATAAAACCAGCCATGCCAGACGGAGCCGCAGCGCCCCCTGTCGTAGTCGTTCCGCCCTGACGGTTTTCCGCCTGTCCGTACTGTTGATAGTGGTTCAGGGCTGATCCGCCGAACGCACCGCCTTGAACGGCTTGAGCCACGTCAGGGTTAGCCGCTAGATACCCGGCTTCGTTGAACGAGGCCGAATTCTGGGCCGTAGGGAGGCCATACAGCGAGGCCAGTTGATTGAGAGCGCCCGTGCCCGTCGCCAGCCACGGCTGCTGATCGGCGCGGCTCTGGTCGAACTGACGGCGCTGCTCCGCAGTCGCCTGATCCGCCGCCGCAGTCGTTGCCGAAATAGCCTTGTTGTTCGCCTTGGATGCGCTGTTCGCCGCAAGGAGACTCCCTCCGGCTCCAATGGCTGCTGCGGCGACTACTGGCATAATTTACGTCCTACGGGCGAAGCATAGAAAGCCTCGCGGGTGAGCATCCACAGCTTAAGCCGTTTTGTGAGACCTACATAGCAGAAATCTCCCTGACTTTGCCAGCCATGGCTTTTAGGAGGTCGAGACCGCCAGTTTTCTTCCTGTTCGTGGGTGAAAATTACCTGAGTCGTTTTGAACGCCTCGTGCATGAACAGCTTGCCGTTCGTAGCAACCTCACGCCCCCAGCCTTCCGGCGTGTAGAGCGTGTGCATCTCACGGACGAGGCCGAAGCCGTCTAGCCCTAGCAGCAACACACCCCCATGCTCGGACCGAAGCGGCATATTCAGTTCACGAGACACGATGTCTTTCAGGCTGAACGGTTCGGTCCCCATGAAAATATGGGGCGAAACAGCCTCGTGCGCTGCGACACCATCCCAGAACAGGTAATCCCGCTCAATCACGTCGTCCGCCTTGCAAAGATGTAGAGCAGCAGCGAACTGACGGCGGTTCCGCTCGTACGTCGGGCGTCAATGCGGTAGGAGATGGCGCCTGTGTTCGTGCGCGCTTCCACAAAATCCTGCACTTCGGACGAACTCAGGTTCGTCACGGTATAGGTCGATCCATCAAACGTGCGGATATTCATCTCGCCCGTAAATCGGGTCGTCTCCGTCATGCCGTCAATCTCGACAATCCGGAACTCTCCGTTAGCGCCTGTTCCAGCGACAGACACGTCACCGTCCTGTTGCGGACCGGAACCCGTGATCGTCAGGTTACCCGCGACCACCCCGGTCAGGTTCACAATCGGACCATTTACCCATGCGTTCAGCGTCGGCAGGTCAATAGAAGGATTCGACGCAGAACCTGATGTCGCGGTTCCGCCTGCCGCGTCAGCCGTTTCTTGCGCGTTGTTTGCGGCCTGTTGAGCGGCCTGCGCTGCTGTGGATGTGGCCTGTAGCTGCGCCACGACGATCTGAAGATCAGAGACGATCTGGGCGATTGCAGCTGTCGCGTCTGAGTTCTGATTCAG